AGCATCAAATACATACTCACCATCAGCAAGCATGGCAGGAATATCATCAGATTGCCCATCACCTTCTCCTTTAACATAATGACCTGTTGCACCAGTAATAAACTGTGGCACATGCTCAACAGTACCACCCTTCTTAAAGGAAGGTAATGCCCCTTGCTGTCCTGCCATCATTTGTAACCCAGCCGATGATAATGCATTGTAATTACCTTGCATCAGAGGGCTTGTCATGCTAGATGGTGTTAAACCTGTTTGACCGGATGACCCAGAAATAGGGGATAACGGAACACTGCCAGAAGCTGCAGGAGCTTGAAGCATATTCACACCATTTTGCATTAAGCTCTCGGCATGTTTATTTGATGCTTCACCGCTTAATAGACTTAGAATTTTAGGGTCTAAGTGAGCTAGTTCAGGGTAGATTTGTTTTAAGTCTTGCATAAGTTTTGCTCTTTCAGCTGGTGCAGCACTTGCCAGCATAGTTCCGATTAAGTTGGCAGGTAAAGCACCTGTTGTAGTAGATGAGCTTGTTTGAGAAACAGAAGGTTCGGTTGTAGTTGTTGTTTTAGTGGCGGGCGTTGTAATTGTTGTCCCAGGTACAACAGGCGGCTTAACCACAGGCGGCTGTACAGGCGGCTGAACTACAGGAGGTTTTGGGTCGATAATCTGAGGTTGTTCTACAGGAGGTTTTTTTGAAACAATTGTGACAGGATTAAGAGTTACAGGTGTCACACTAGTGTCTGTATTGTCATTCTTCCCTACAATTGTGACAGGGTTAAGTGTAGTTGTGTTATCTGTATTATCTTTCTTTCCTACGACAGTGACAGGATTAAGTGCAGTTGTTCCATCAGCATTTGTACCGTTTTGGCTTTGTGCAGTTACGGTTACTTTTCCAAGACCAGATGATGATGCATCTGTTGATGATGAATTTAAACTTTCGATTTCTGAAGTTGGCAACATCGTCACATATGTGCCATCAGGTAATGGCGTGACTGGTGGGTTATGCCCATACGCTGCATAATAAGCATCGCTAGTTGCTGCATCAACTAACTGATAACCATCAGGCAGCTGTGAAGTATCAAAACCTAGTTTTGATGCATTTTCAGCATTCACAACTGCACCTGTCCCACTCACATCAACAGAGGTTGTTGAAGATGATGAAACTGCATTTTTGAGCAGACTAGTTGCATCAGACCCTGTTTGCATTATTCCATCAATAGAAAAAGACTGGCCTGATGCTACTGCATTTCTATAATCAACCAATGACGCAATTTTGCCATTATCCAATACAATTCCAGGCTCACCGTTTGACATTGTAGTCATCGTCCCAGGTTTAGCATCCGAATATGATCCTGGGTCTGTGGCAATATTAGAAATTGAACCAGATGCTGTTGACCCTGTGTCAGATACTTTTGTTGTACCTGTGTTTGAAGTTGTACTTGACTTAACTGCATTTGCAGTTGTGCTACCAAGAAAATTACCTAATGACGTTGCTCCTGATGTGACTAATGCATTTGTCATTGCATTTGCATCACCACCTGATGACACTGCAGCAGCTGTTGTAGCACTTGTCATATTGCCAACGGCTTTTGCAAGTGAACTAAGTGTGGCATCACTAAGTTTACCCTCAAATTGGTCATAAATAGCATTTGATGCAGTAGTACCTAAGCCTGATGTGACTAAGTTTGATGCAAATGTCCCAAGTAAGTTTGATGTATTACCTGAATTTGCAGCAGCCACAACTGACTTTGTAAAAGCATTGCCAACAATTTGTGATACTTGAGTAGGCGTAAATGTCCCACCTAACGTGCTTGATATTGATGACAATGTATCTTTACCTAGCACATTTGTTGCTAAGTTCGATGCATTTGCACCTAATCCGCCACCAAGCGCACCTGTAAGCACACCTTTAGTCACATCTTGACCATTCATAGCAGCAATTACACCGCCATTAACAGCCCCGATTGCTGAACCACCTGCTGTTAAAGCAGTTGTTGATGCAGCATCAGCACCTGTAAGCTCTGCACCAATCTCACCTGCGCCAGGAAGTAGTGCATTTAATGCAACAACAGCTGCAATTTTTCCGATAGGGCCAAGACTACTTAATGTTTGATTAATGAACCCGCCATGTTGACCACCTTGATAACTAATCTGATTAGTATAGTCAGTAATGGGCGAGACATTTCCGTTTGCATCAGCTTGAACATATGTATGAATGATACCACCTGCCGATGGTGTTTGAAGATCATAGACACCATTACCTAGTGATGTTACTCGACTATTTAGCAGATTGCCTTTTGAATCATACAAACCTGTTGTGGTAGTTGGTGATCCAGTATCAGGGTCTACTGATGTAGTTGTGCTGATCTTTGTGTTGCCATATTGCAACTGATCATACATTGTATTAAACTGTTGGTTTGAATCATTAGCAGTTGCAGATGCTGTCGTACTTGAATAAGGTGTAAGTTGGCTGCCTGTTGGATCTGCAATGTTATACTGAATTTGAGCATATGCAGGATTAACGCCTAGTATTGTTGCTAGTTGCGAAGTTGTTACGCCTGAAGCATCTAAAGCTTTTGCAACATCAGCATTTGTTCCACCGCCTTGAATGATCTTATTATATACATCAAGAATCTGGGAGTTTAAATAAGTCGGATTTACTTGAGGCAATGCATCAACCGCTAAATCAGCAGCTGATTTTGTGTTTGTTGTCGTTCCTGTCCCTGTTCCTGCCCCTGTAGTACTGGAACCTGTTGTACCGGTTTTACTTGTCACACCAGCATTTATTGCCCCTGTATTTGCAATAGACGTATTAGAACCAATGACTAAATTACTGTAGGGCGTAAGATATTCAGATTTACCTTGTTGTGCTTGTTGTTGGAATGCTGTGCTGTCAGAAACAATTGTTTGGTCAAGAAAATCTTTTAAATTAACACCGCCAATATTTTGTTTTGCAAGTGTTGGATTGCCTGCTAATTGAGCATCAATAAATGACTGAACAGAATCAGTGCTATATCCATTTCTTAATAGTGCATCAGCCTGATTTTGTAATGTTCTTGCAGTACTTACTGCCGCACCTGTAGGTGTTAAATTGTTTGCAGATCCAAGAGGTGCAGTGGTATCAGAATTAAAGTTTGGAACTGCATAATTTGCAGTTGTAAATCCTGTTACATATTTGGGATCTGTTAATACATTTTGTATATCACTATTGGAAAATCCTGCCATACCAGCGGCAACAACAAATCCACTTGGGTCATTTGCATATTTCGTTGCTAATTGTGCTAATGTTGGATTACTAGATAAGACTGTATTTCCATTTATTCCTTGAGTACCATCAGACCCAATAATTGAAGGCTTTGAAATGTTTGGAATTACATTTCCATTCACATCAGTAATTTGCGATGCTGTACTTGCAGCAGCTGCTGCATCTTGTGCAGCTTTAGCTGCAGCGGCACTGGCTGCTTCACTCGCACCTGCTGCACTTCCACTTTGCTGTGCTGCATTTGTTGCATTTGAGGGTATGGTTAGCCCTGATGTTGCAATATTGAATGTTGGAAAATATTGTGCAACATCTTCTTGCGTAACACCAGTGCTGTTAACAAGACTTTGCAATGCACCTGTGTTTGTAGGGTCAGCAGTATAAGCTGCTGCAAGTTGGTTTGCGGTGGCTTGATCGATAGTCATTGTGGATTAATACTCATAATGCCAACCAAAGACTGTGCCCACTCTTGCCAAGTAGCAAACCCTCTTTGATCAGGAACAGCTGAATTTACAAAATAGCCAATACCTTGCATGCCATCTGCCCAAAGACGCCACTGATCTTCAGGCACAGTTCCTAGTTGATTAGGCGCAAATAGTTCTGCCATGTGAGAACACCACTTAGCCCAAGTCAAACCTCTAGGATCATAGACAACCATTACGGATTACCTGTAGAACGTTCATCACCCATATCTGCACTAAGCAAGATATTACCCATTTCATAGTCACCATTAAAGGTGTTACTTTCAAATCTAAGACGCATTTCACGTCTTTGTTCACGCATATCAATTTTTAGTGTTGTTGGATCAAATGAGTAAGGGCTTGATGTGACATCATTATCATCTGCATAACCTTTACCTGTGACATAAAGATTCATAGAACCTACTTGTTTAAAGTCAGGTTCAACTCTTTCCAGTCTAATCCATCTATTATCGCCTGCTAATTGACGGTTTCCAGGGCCTCCTGTGACCCATCCAAGGTTATTAGTTTCAATAGTACTTTGTACAGCATCAACAGTGGTCAGATAAATGCTATCTTTACCTCTCTCATGCTGCCAAATTGTATAACCACCTGCTGAATTAGCTTCCCAGCCTGCCCAAATAGGATAGCGGAACACTTCAGAGAATAAACCTGCCGATCTTCTGGCACCTAAGGCTTGTCCTGCATCATACCAGACTTGTTCTCTTACATTGTAGACAATAGCATCAGTGCATTCAGTAGCATTTCCTCTTGGATAAAACCACCAAATTTCGCCCCATCGAGGAATCTTTGTACACCAGATCTTTTGACGTTCATAATAGTTGAGATTATCATAGAACCAGTTTAAGTTAGTTTGATTAGGTACTTCTTGAACAACACCGTTGTATGACAAGAATCTATCTACGCCTGCCCAATAGTAAATACCATCATATTCGATTACAGATTGTGATGACAGAATTGATGATTGACTGCTAATAATGTCATAACGCCAATAAATTGTGGATGTTCCAACATTCTGTGGTGCATAAGACACACGAATCAGTGAGTCTAATGACCAAAATAACCCTGAAGGTGATGTCGTACCACCACGAACCGGCATGCCTTTAACAACTTTTGTGGCTGTTGGGTTAGCAGCATTAGCATCCGCAGCTACCCAGTTATTGAAGTTTCCTGCCGATGAATTCTGAATTAGACCGTTGTTCCCATACACAAACATATATGGGTAAATCATACAGCATCCACCGGACACTGAAATATTATTATTAAACGTAACTGTCACACCAGAACTAGTTGTCATTGAGTTTGACACAGTGACTGTAGTCTGTGGTGAAGGTGAAGTAACTACAGTCACAGCTGTGACTGTAGTGTTTGAAGGAATTCCTGAGCCAGTTACTGTTTGTCCTACACCAATTAAATAGTTAGTTGCTGCAATTGTGATTGTTGTGCTTGATAAATTACCAACTGCAGTAAACACACCAACTTGTGACATTGACCCATAAGGAAAATTGCCAATTAAGACAGGTGTATTAACAGTACTGTCAATATTTGATAAATTTTGTCCAGGGTGGCCAATTACTGTAAATGCGCCACTGCCATATGAGTCATATGAAACATCCCACTGCCATAGATTGTTTGCACTAGCTGTAAAGTTGCTTAAAGTAACATCAGTTGGGCCTGAACCAGTAGCATCATCATCGTCAGTTTGCCAAGCGGATACTTTACTTTGCGACCCTGAATACACATAATTAATGCCTGTTTGCGATTGCATAACCATGCCACGAGATACTTCAGGTGCATTCAAGAACATGGCATTGTAGCCACCCATCTTTCTTGGTCTGCCACGTTGAAAACGTGTCCATATACCATCAACATAGCGAACAGAGTCAAACTGCGTACCATCACGCTGAATACCCGGCTGTATTGCTAATGATATAACTTTAGCGGTCATTAGAAGGTTCCTCCAGATATGCCATTAAAAGCTGTAAAACCTGAAGAATTAAAGAAACCTGCAAGTGAACCACTTACGACAAAGCCTAATTGTCCTGATGAAGGTAAATAAATGCCTGTTGTAGCATCGCCTAAAAACTTTAATGATGGGACTGCAGTCGAACCATTACCTAATGTAAGAGTGCTAAAGCTACTAGCTGTTCCAGAAGCTGCATTGTACACGTTTGTGCCATCGCATACAAGAATTAATGTACCACCTTGTGGTACAACAACAGATGCACCTCCTGATACTGCTGTTTTTAAAGTAAGTGTATATGAGCCTGTTGTGTTATTGATTACTGAATATAACTGAACAGTTGAAGGCACAACAATGATTTGATTAGATGTAAGTACACCAGAATATTCTTGAATTGTGTTTGCCGCTTGTACTGATGTTAGTGTAGTTGTTCCACCACTAACTGATAAAGCCAATTGTGTATATGCAAACTGATTTGATCTTCCATAACCAAAAGTATTCCAACCACTACCAGTTGAAACAAGAACTAATGACTCAGTTAATTGTAATTGTTGATTACTATTACCATTGATTGTGTCAGTACCAACAGGTGCAAGTGTGAGAATGCCTGTGCCATAGTTACCTATATTGACAAACCAATTAGCACCCACTGTTGATGAAGAAGGTAGAGTTAATGTACCTACTCCACCTTCCCATATTGCAAATGCTGCTTGATTTGCAGCAGTTAAATAAGTACTTGTGTAATATATAGTAACGGGATATGACTGATTTAATGTGTTTGCAATTGCATTTAGTCCATAACCTGCTAAAGTACCTGCATTTGCAGCTGATGTACCTGTCCCAAATGTAAATGCATCCCATGTACCATTGTTTGTTGTATTATCAATTAGATAAATATACTCAACAGCACCTGCTGCAATATTACAAATTGTGGTTGTACCATCATTAACTTTAACAGAAAATGGGTATGAGCCAATGTTATTAATTAGTACATCTTGTCCGTTTGATACTTGATAAGCCGGCGGCATCAGTAATGAGAACCCATTAGCTGTTGCACTTACATTCATAATCTGTGCGGCAACTGGAACATTTCCGCCTAAGCCGTTGATTGACCAAGAAAGAGATGTATTAGCCGAGATTGTAAGAGCTTCAAACCCAACCGACGACGGTTGAATGGATTGACCAGTAAATGGGTTGGTGTATGCTGTCATGGTTAAGAATCCTGTGCAATAGTTTGACGATCACCCAAACGAAGCAAGTCTTCTGCTTTCAAAGCATCCATCGCTTCTTTATACTTCTCTTGAAATATTTGACGCTGATCATTTTTTAAGAATGGCATTGCTTGTAAGAGTGTCCCATACAGCATTGCATTTGGCGCATTTTGAGTTAGCCAATTTGTTTGATTATCAGATGATAAAGGCTGAATACGCTCATAATAAAGGACTTCGAATGTATAAGCCTGATCAGGCGTAGGAGCCACAATCCAATGCTGATAATCATAATCGGCATAATAAATGGGTGTTGCTTGAGATGTTGCGCTTGATGCATATGATCGTATATACTCATACTTCCTCAAGTACACAGGCTGAATTGTGCCACTATTTGTCAAATTCATTGATACCGTTTTACGCCATCTAGCAGGTTTAGCAATGACTGCATTACCGGCTTGCATTACTGACTCAACAACTTGCTGTTGACCTAGCGTTTTAATTTGCTGAGCAATCTCGAACTCACAAAGAGTAATGAATGTAGGTATCTGAGCTGTAGTTGCCGCATCGCTACGCTCTAAATATTGTAAGACCGTAGAGGTTAGATTATCATACGTCAGAGCAAATGAAGCGGTCATGATTATCCCTGATTGCTAATGAGATGATTATAAATGGATTATGACAGAATGGCAAAAGCTTTGCTGGTCAAGTTCTTTCTGTCTTCAAGACCAATCAGTCCTCCATTTACAACTTTGCATAGTCCTTCTTCATTGCCTGATTCAGCCAGTCGATTACAACCATGCGTTGACCAAAACCATCCTGCACTCATAACTGCCCACATAGGTGTTGCTACAAGATCAGGGTTTCTTACAAAATCCTGACCCAAGGCTTGCCCACAATGCCAATAGTTGTCATGGAGTGTGAGCTGAATGCATCCTCTGCCTCGGTATAGCCAACCGTCTCCGCTGGCTTCATTTCTATTACCTCCTCGGTTAGCATAGATTCTGTTGGCAATCTTTTCTGGTTTGTGAGCAAAAAGGGCGTACTCGTCAGGTTTAAAGTGGGTATGGAAGAGAGCTTGAAGGGTTTCTGCTCTATAGTTAAGATTTTCTGAAAGGACTTTGAAGTGGTTGCACTCGTGTGAAAGCTGTCCGATAAATGCGGCCTGTTCTTTAACGGTAAAAATGCTAAACTTTTGGATAGTTGCATTTAGTGGCTCCACCCATTCTGGCCCGATTTGTAGGGCATGAAGTTTTTCTGCTGTAATCATTTCACACCCTCATTAACTGTCTGCATCACTTCGTTGTACTGACTGATGCAGGCGTTGAGCTTGACGATTGCTTTGTCTCCGTCTGAAGCGATGGAGACAATATCTTTAATAGCCTGTCGGTCAGATTCGGCTCCATTGGTTTGATTTCCATTGGGGGCATCTGAACTGGCTTGTACACCACAGGTGGAGGGGAGGCGCAACTCGCCAGCATCGAT